AATTCGCGGAGAAACAACTGGAGCAACGGATGAGTCTATAAGATGCGCTGTTCCATCAACTTCCAGCACTTTGCAAATTGGTTTTTATAACTCCAATGGTCGAGTTGGTTCAGTAAGTACCGATGGTTCCAATACGGCTTTTAATACATCGTCGGACAGACGATTGAAAGAAAACATCTGTCTTGCAGATGAAGCCGGAAACGTCATTGATAGCATTGAAGTTGTCAAGCATGACTGGAAAGTTGGTGGGCATACGCGATACGGTGTTATTGCTCAAGACTTACATAAAGTTGCTCCAGAAGCCGTAACTCCAGGAGATAACGGTGAAAAAGTTGAACGTGCTTGGGGCGTGGATTACAGCAAACTTGTCCCGATGCTTGTGAAGGAAATTCAATCGCTGCGTGCGCGTGTCGCACAACTGGAGAGCAAATAAATGTCTACTGTAATTAATTGGAATATTTCCGTTTTGAATTGCATCCCGCAGACTGCCGAAGGTGCAGATTATGTGATTTGTTGTCACTGGCAGTGCAACGGCGTAGACGGCGACTACAACGGCAGCGTCTACTCGACCTGTTCGTTTCCCGTCGTGCAGGGTGCTTTCACCCAGTATGCCGATCTCACGCAGGATCAAGTGCTGGGCTGGATTTGGGCCAACGGCGTGGATAAGGACGCGACCGAGGCTGCGGTGGAGGGGCAGATTGAGAACCAGAAGAATCCTCCGATTGTCTCTCCCAAGTTGCCGTGGGTAGCCTAATGATTAAACTCGAATTGACGATTGAAGAAGTCAACGCCATTCTGCAAGTGCTTGGCGATCTGCCCACTAAAACTGGCGCATGGCCTCTGGTGTTGAAGATTAAAGAGCAGGCCGAGCCACAGGTTCCGCCTTCGGAGCCGGTACAATAAATCTAGGGGTAGTCTATGGCTAACCTTTTTGACTCTGCGAATTATCCGACCCGAGAGCCGACCGCTCTGCAAGCGGGCGATCTCTGGGCGTGGAAGCGCACCGATTTGGTCACGGACTACCCATCGTCGGCGTATAGCCTTTCGTACATTGCGCGTCGAGAGATCACGGGCGAGAAGATTTCTATCTCGACCACCGGCTCGACCGAGGCTTACACGGTCTCGGTTTCCTCGACGACGACAGACAACTACGAAGAAGGCCGGTATCACTGGGTCGCATACATCACCCGCACCTCGGACTCTGCCCGTATCGAAGTCGACAAAGGCGTGTTCGAGGTTGCACCAAACCGCTCGACGAGTTCAGCCGATCCGCGCTCGTTCGCGCAGATTGCGCTCGACAACATCGAGACCTACTTAAAAGACCCAACCAACCTTGCAGCCGCGTCCTACTCGATTGCCGGACGCTCGCTCTCGCGCTGGAATCGTGCCGACCTTTTGACCGAACGCGAACGGCTCAAGGGCGAGGTGACGCGAGAGCGCAGGGCCGAACAGATCGCCAAGGGATTGGGAACGAACGCCACAATTCGCGTGAGGTTTACGGCATGAGTCTACTCGACTATTTCAAAAGACAAACGCCAAAGCCTCGCAAGCGATCCTTTGACGCAGCAAACACCGGTCGGCTTTTCTCCGACTGGCTCGTTCAAACCAAGACCGCCGACAGCGATCTACGCTATGCGCTCAAGGCCATGCGTGCTCGCTCGCGTGATCTCTGTCAAAACAATGACTATGCGCGGCGGTATCTTGATCTCGTAGCAACCAACGTCGTCGGGCCGCGTGGCATCACCTTACAGGTGCGTGCGCGTGAGCAGACGGGTGCGCTCGATCAAGTAGCCAATCAACAGTTAGAAGCGGCGTTCTATGCGTGGGCGCAGCCGGGCGTGTGTACGGTAGACGGTCGGCTGTCGTGGATTGATGCACAGCGCGTCTTTATCGAGAGCGTAGCGCGAGACGGCGAGTGCTTTGTGTTGTTCGTAGAGGACAATGCAAACCCATTCCGTTTTCGCTTACAGTTCATTGATCCCGACCTTGTGGATCAAGACAAGAACGAGATTCTGGCAAACGGCGGTCAGATTCGCATGGGCATCGAGATCGACGCCTCTGGCCGTCCGGTCGCTTACCATGTGCGAGTACGTCCGCCCGATGATTATCAGATCGGCACGACGAACCCCAAGACAGAGCGCATTCCAGCCGAGCGCATGATTCACGCATTCCGCGTAGATCGTATCGGCCAGAATCGCGGCAGTCCGTGGACGGCCACCTCGATGACGCGGCTAAAAATGCTCGGCGGTTACGAAGAGGCCGAGTTAGTCGCAGCGCGAGTGTCGGCTTCGAAGATGGGGTTTTTCGTCTCGGAGTCCGGCGACGAGTACCAAGGCGATGGCACCGCACCGGATGGCACGCTCAATATGGACGTGCAGCCGGGGCAGTTCTCGCAATTGCCCGCTGGCGTAGACTTCAAGGCATACGATCCGCAGCATCCCTCGACGGCTTTTAAGGACTTTGAGAAAGCGATGCTGCGCGGCATAGCCTCCGGCCTCGGCGTGTCTTATACGTCGCTGGCGAATGATCTCGAGGCGGTATCGTATTCGTCCATCCGCCAAGGACTGCTCGAGGAGCGCGACCATTGGCGCACTGTGCAGCATTGGGTCATTGAGCATTTTTGCCAGCCGGTCTACTTGCGCTGGCTGCGACAGACGCTCGACTCTGGCGTGATTAACCTTCCGGCAAACAAGTTCTTCAAGTTCAGCGCGACCCAGTGGGTGCCGCGTGGCTGGCAGTGGGTTGATCCGCGCAATGAGGCGGAGGCGCAGATTGTTGCGATCAATAACGGACTGATGACACGCACACAAGCACTCGCAGAGCGCGGCCTAGACATTGAGGATGTGATGCGTGAGCGTCAAGCCGAAGAAGAGATGATCGCGTCGTTCAATGTAACGCTTCCGGGCGGCACTTCTCCGATTCCTCCAGAGGTGAGCAATGGCGGCTAAATACGACATCGTTTGCGATCAAGGCGCAACCTTCAGCCGTCAGTTGACATGGCTCGACGATTCATCGAGCGCGGTGAACTTGACCGGCTACACGGCGCGTATGCAAGTGCGCGAAACGGTTGAGTCATCCTCGACGCTGCTGTCGCTGACCACGGAGAACTCGCGCATTGCTCTCGGCGGCACGGCTGGCACTATCACGCTAACCGTAACGGCAGCGGATACGGCAGCGGTCGTCGCCGGTCACTATGTCTATGACCTGGAGTTAGTCTCGGGCAGCACGGTGTATCGGCTCGTGCAGGGTTGCTTCACTGTAGACGCAGAGGTGACGCGATGACCGAGCGCATCATCGTTGACGAAACTTTGCAATCGGTCGTCATTGAAGAATCAAACAACGAGGTTGTTGTCCGCACCGGCTGGCCTGACGGCGCAAAGAAAGGCGCGAACAGCGACATCACCTCGCTGTCGGGACTCACTGGCGGCGTTGCTACGCCGACGTATATTGACTTCGCAGCGGCTGGTGCCACGGATGCCGAGCGACGACTGGCGTGGAATCCCGACACCGGCACAGTGCAAATCGGCATGGTCGGCGGCAACGTACAGGCCGAACTTGGGCAGACGCTGTATGCCTATGTTCACAACGCAGAAGGCTCGACGATTGCCAAGGGTAAGCCGGTCTATCTGTACCAAGCGACGGGCAACAAGGCATCGGTCAAACTGGCCTACAACACTACGGACGCGACCTCTGCCAAAACATTTGGACTCGCAGCGGAAAGCATCGCATCCAACGCAAACGGTCTAATCATCTGCCAAGGCGTGCTCGATAAGATCGACACGAGCGCATATAACCAAGGCGACACGCTGTACCTCGGCGCGACTGCTGGAACGCTTACGTCGACAAAGCCGAAAGCACCAAACCACATGGTTTATGTTGGTATCGTTGAGCGGGCCAATGCTGGAAACGGGCAGATTTATGTCCGCGTGCAAAACGGCTACGAACTGGACGAAATCCACGACGTGCAGATCAACTCGCCTGCCAATGGGCAGTTGATTATTTACGATGCCGCCACGAGCCTCTGGAAGAATGCCAACCTCACGGCGGGCACCGGCATCTCGATTACAAACGGCGCAGGGTCGATCACCATTTCCGCGCCGGAGAACGGCACGGTCACAAGCGTAGCAACCGGCACCGGGCTGACGGGTGGCCCGATCACCTCGACGGGCACGATCAGTCTCGCCAACACAGCCGTCAGCGCAGGATCGTATGGGAGCGCATCCGCTGTGCCGACCTTTACGGTGGACGCACAGGGCCGACTCACAGCGGCATCGAATACGAGCATCGCTATCGCTAACACGGCGGTGAGCGGCCTCGGTACGATGTCGACGCAGAATGCCAATAACGTCACGATCAGCGGCGGCTCGGTCTCTGGGATTACCGACCTTGCCATCGCAGACGGTGGCACCGGAGCCTCGGACGCATCGACCGCGCTCTCTAACCTGGGCGGCGTACCGACAGGGCGAACCGTAAGTGCAGGGACAGGGCTTTCTGGCGGCGGAGACCTCTCGGCCAATAGAACCATCAGCCTCGCAAATACCGCCGTCACAGCGGCCTCGTATGGCTCTGCATCACAGGTTGCGACCTTCACGGTAGACGCGCAGGGCAGACTCACCGCTGCGAGCAATACGTCGATCTCGATTGCTAACACGGCGGTTTCTGGGCTGGGCACGATGTCCACCCAGAATGCCAACAGCGTCAGCATCTCCGGCGGTAGCGTTACCGGCATTACCGATCTGGCCGTGGCGGATGGCGGAACAGGCGCATCGTCGGCCTCTGGCGCACGCACGAATCTGTTGCCGACTTACACCAGCAACGCGGGCAAGGTGCTCGCCGTCAATGTCGGTGGCACGGATGTCGAGTGGATTTCGGCTGGTGGCGTGGGCACGGTCACGAGCATTGATGTCTCTGGCGGCAGCACTGGGCTGACCACATCCGGTGGCCCGATCACAAGCAGCGGCACCATTACGCTGGCCGGTACGCTTGCCGTTGCGAACGGCGGCACAGGATCGACCACAGCGGGCGCGGCTTTGACCGCTCTCGGTGCTGCGGCCTCCGCCACGACCATCTCGGCTGGCACGGGATTGAGCGGCGGCGGCGATCTGTCTGCGAACCGCACCATCTCGCTCGCCAATACCGCAGTGACGGCAGCGTCCTACGGTTCGGCGTCCCAAGTTGGGACATTCACCGTAGACGCACAGGGTCGGCTGACTGCCGCATCGAACACGTCGATTGCGATTGCAAATACCGCAGTCAGTGGCCTTGGCACAATGTCGACGCAAAACTCCAGTGCGGTAACCATTCAACCCGCAGCATCGGCTACGCCGAGCAGCAACGGAGACATGGTGTTTGAGTTGACCGACAATTCCACGCTCACGATCAAGGTCAAAGGCAGCGACGGCACGGTTCGTGTGGTAGCCTTAACATTGACGACGACGGCGGAATCGTTCTTGAGGCTTGAGTAATGGCTGTCGACACAAAGCCCACCGAGGCAATGGCAGCAGAAGCCGCTCGCGGATTAGAGTGGCGCGAAGAGTTCGGACGCGGCGGCACAGAGGTCGGCGTTACTCGTGCTCGGGACATTAAGAATCGAGCGAATCTTTCGCCCGAAACGATCCGAAGGATGGTGAGTTACTTTGCAAGACACGAAATCGACAAAGAAGCCGAGGGCTTCCGTCCGGGCGAAGAGGGCTACCCGTCCGCAGGGCGTATCGCGTGGGCACTCTGGGGCGGAGACCCCGGCCAGAGTTGGGCTAATCGAAAAAGCGCGGAACTGGATCGCGAAGATGAGGGACGAAATATGGACAAGGTAGAAACAAGGCACGTCGTCGCTGTCGTCGAGGACGAGGCAACCGTTACCGTGACATTCGCCAAGTCGGAGTACGACATGGACGAAAGCGAGGAAGCGGACGAGGCTATCGAGGCGCTGGAAGAAGCCGCCGAAGATGGCGAGGAAATCTTCGCCGAGGGCGAGCGTCCCAAGGATATGTACGGCAATGAGCCGTATGAAGAGGACTACGCTGGCCCTGCCAAGCGCAAGGGGCCGACAGAGCGTGTATTCCGCGCGGCGATCTTTGAGCGTGCGTCCATCATGGAAGATCAGCGTCGTGCGACGTTGGCCTTCTCTAGCGAGATGGCGGTCGACCGCGGATGGGGCATGGAAATCCTCGACCACTCGCCCGGCTCAATCGACATGGAGTTTATTGGCAGTGGCCGTGCGCCGCTGCTTGTGGATCACGAGATGGCCGACCAGGTCGGCGTCGTGGAGCAGATCAGCCTCGGAGCAGACCGCGTGGCGCGGGCTGTCGTGCGCTTTGGGAAAAGTGCGCGAGCCGAGGAAATCTGGCAGGACGTAAAGGATGGAATACGGTCAAACGTATCTGTCGGTTACGTTATCAGCGAGATGGTATCGGACGGAAAGCAAGGAGACCGGGAGGTTTTCCGCGCAGTCAGTTGGATGCCGCTCGAAATTAGTATCGTATCTATTCCGGCAGATACCAGCGTCGGCGTTGGTCGTGCGATCAACACTGCGCCGGTTGCCGAACCTAAAATCATTGTCAAGGAGACAAAAATGTCTGATGAAATCAACAGCGTCCGTGAGGATGCAGCAAAGGCCGAACGCGCTCGCGTGTCGGCGATCATGGATCTGGCCTCGCGTCACAATCAGCGCGAGTTCGGCGAGTCGGCGATTCGTGACGGAGCCTCAGTCGAGCAGTTCCGTGGCGCGTTGCTCGACAAGGTGGCCTCCAAGCCGCTGAACGTCGATCACGAGGTTGGCCTCTCCGATAAGGAAGTGCGCTCGTTCTCGTTTGTCCGTGCGATCAAGGCTCTGTCGAACCCGCAGGATCGTCGTGCCCAAGAAGACGCGGCTTTCGAGTTTGAAGTGTCCGAAGCCGCCGCGAAGAAGGAAGGCCGCACCTCGCGCGGTCTCTTGATTCCGGTCGATGTGCTCTACGGGAAGCGCGATCTGACCACCTCGACGGCCTCTGGCACGGCGAAGGCGGGCAACCTCGTTGCGACCGATCTGCTGGCTGCGTCGTTCATCGACGTGCTGCGTAACAAGATGGTGCTCAACACCCTCGGCGCGCAGTTCCTCACGGGCCTCAACGGTAACGTTGCCATCCCGCGCAAGACCTCGGCTTCTTCGGCCTACTGGGTCGCCGAGAACAGCGCACCGACGGAGAGCACCAACGCTCCGGCGTTCGATCAAGTCACGATGTCGCCGAAGACCCTCGGTGCCTACGTTGACATCAGCCGCCGATTGATGCTCCAGTCGTCGCTCGACATCGAGAACCTCGTCCGCAATGACTTGGCTACCTCGATTGCCGTGGCGATGGACGGTGCTGCGGTCGCTGGCTCGGGCAGCAACAAGCCGACCGGCGTGCTCAACACGTCGGGCATTGGCTCGGTGACGCTCGGCACGAACGGTGCTGCGCCGACTTGGGCGATGGTGGTGAACCTCGTGAAGGAAGTGGAGACGGACAACGCGTTGACCGGCTCTGCGGCGTTCCTCACGAACGGACAGGTGAAGGCGAAACTCTCCACGACCTCTCGGCAGTCGAGCGGCGTGGAAGGCAACTTCATCCTCGGCCCGGATATGGCGAACCTGTACGGCTACCCGATCTACGTTTCGCAGCAGGTTCCCTCGAACCTCACGAAGGGTTCGGGTTCCAGCCTCTCGGCCATGATGTTTGGTGTGTGGAGCGATCTGCTCATCGGCCAGTGGTCGGGTATCGACATCCTCGTCGATCAGTACAGCGGCTCGAATGCCGGTACGGTGCGCGTCGTGGCGTTCCACGATTGCGACTTCGCCGTGCGGCACCCCGAGTCGTTCGCCGAGTGCAACGAGATCGTCACGACCTAAGAGTGATCGATCTAGCCGCATTGGAGGGTCGCCATCGTGGGCAGCGTTGCGCTGTCCTCGGTGGTGGCCCGTCCTTGGTGGAAGACATCAAGGCGGTGCAGCCACTGCTATTGCAGGGGGGCGTGTTGGTTGGAGTCAATCAGCACGCTCTCCTGCTCTCTCTTGATTACATTGTTTACCAAGACAAAGAACTCTGGCCGTTGTTGAAAGATCATGCGCCAGTGATTTCGCACCACAAGGATGCGTGCGATATTTGGTCGGGCATCTGTCCCGACTTCGGATTCTCCGGCGGCACGGCAACGTGGATCGCTGGATTTATGGGCTTCGACCAGATATACATCTGCGGCTGCGACAACTACATGAGCAACCGGCGGTACTGGCACAGCAAGTTGGGCGATCTGCGTGTCGAGGAGGGTATCTCCAACGTGCAAGCATGGATCAAGGTTCGGGACTACATGAAAGAACCCGAGCGAGTACGAGTGGTTTCTGGCTGTCTAACACAGGTATTCCAAGGATTATGAAAGTCGAGATGATCCGCTCCCGTCTTTACAACGGGCAAACGCTTGAACGTGGCCGGGTGGTCGAAGTAGACCCGACCTTTGGAAAGTGGCTTGTGGGCCGTGGCATGGCGGTCGAGTACAGCCGCCCGTCTTTCTTCCAGCCAGAGCAGCCGAAACGTGGACGACCGCGAAAAGGAGATTGAAAAGTACCGCGACGTCTATAGCCGCTATCCGCACTACGCGATGGCCGACGATAGACTGCACCCCGTCCGTGCCGCATTGAGAGCCTATAAGGGCGCGTTTCTTGACGTATCTTGCGGTAGGGGTGAGTTGATCCGCGAGGCCGCTGTAATGGGCTTTAATCCCGTTATAGGCACGGAGGCTGTGCCGGAACTGTGTGGCGGCAATGTGCAAAACGCCACCATCACGAGCCTACCCTTTGCCGACAAGTCGTTCGACGTAGTGACTTGCATCGACGTAATCGAGCACATTCTGGAACCGGACATCGTACCGGGGCTGCAAGAACTCGAGCGCGTCTGCCGTGGGACGATCATCATTGCCGCAGCCGATTACCCTACATGGTGGGACGGGGTGAATTTACATCCTTCGGCGCGACCTTACCCAGAGTGGCATCGGCTATTCAGCGAGACCTTTAGCGGGACGGTGCGATTGATCGGGCCGACCTCAACCAGCGAAATGTGGAGCGTGACGTATGCCAGTTGAAAGCGCATTCGACCGCTCCGCATTTGTATCGGATGCGGCGGTGACATTTATCTACAAGAACCAAGGCACGCGCTATACCATGCGTGGCATATTCGACAGCGACTATCAAGGCGTGAATGTCGCCGATCCAGAGTTTGCCAGCGATCAGCCGCAGATCACGCTGCCAACCTCTGCGCTGCCCTTTGAGCCGCTGCAAGGCGATAAGGTCTACTATAACGAAGAGGTCTACAACGTCCGCAATTTCCGAGCAGATGGCACAGGCATGACTGTGCTCGTGCTCGAAATCACAACGGGCTTGTCTGCGCCATGAGTTTTGAGAGCGCATTTGATCGACTGTCGATGGTGGCCTCGACGGATTGGGGCACATCTGCTGTGTACCAAAACCGCAAAACGCGGTTTCCGATTGTCGGCATATTCGACAACAACTACCAAGGCGTTGACGTTGCCGAGGTTGAATTCGCAAGCAGCACGCCGATCTTGACCATCCCGACGGCAACGCTGCCGTGCAAGCCGGTGGTCGGCGATTTCGTGATTATTGACTGCCGGAACTACACGGTTAGGAACTTTCGCGCAGACGGCACGGGTATGACCGTGCTGCATCTTGAATATATGACCGAGTTGGAAATCGCAACGGTCAACAATCTGCTGCTGCAAGACGGCTCCAATATGCTGCTGGAGAACGGCGGCTTCATCTTGCTTGAGGTGAGCAACTGATGGCACACGCACGCACACAAGTACGCAATGCCGTGGTCTCGGTACTGCAAACCGCAGCGGTCGCCGATACGGTGTCGAAGTCGCGGGTCTATCCGATCCCTGCCGACACGGTATCAATGGCGCTGGTCTACACCAATGCCGAGGCGATCCCGCAGACCACGCTGACATACCCGCGCAAGTTCGAGCGAGAATTAAATCTTGTCGTCGAATGCGTGGCGCGAGACTCTGACTATTTAGACGACCGCCTCGACCGATTGTGCGAGGCAGTCGAGAACGCCATCGGAGCGGACAATACGCTCGGCGGCGTGGTAAAGGATTGCGTGTTAAGCGACACGCAAGTGACGCTAGACTTTAGCGGCGATGCGCCAATAGGGTCGGCGAGGATGCAGTTCCGTGTGTCTTACCGGACTGCGGAGACAGACGCAGGAACTATCATTTCGTAAGGAGATAAAACATGGCAAATCATCATGGCTCGGAAGGCGTGGTTCGGGTTGGCGCAAACACTGTCGCCGAGGTGACGGGTTTCTCGTTCACCGCGACGGCGGAATACGCCGAGGACACCACCCTCTCGGATACGGCAAAGACCTACAACGTGACTGCGATCACCTCGTGGAACGGTTCTGTCACGGCATTCTGGGACGAGACGGATACCACTGGTCAGATCGCTCTGGCTCCTGGTGCTAACGTCTCGCTCGTGCTCGCGCCAGAGGGCGTGGACAGTGGCGATACGCGCTACAGCGGAAACGCTCTTGTGACCGAGATCACACGCAACGTGCAGCGCGGTGCGATCACGGAAGTCACTTTTAACTTCATCGGCAACGGTGCTCTGACTGCTGCCACCTCTTGATATAGCGAGGACTTATGAACTGGAAAGAACAGGCGAAATCGCAATTCGCTGAACGGCGCAAGCCGGAGACGCTCGTTGCGATACCTGTACCGGCTTGGAAAACAACTGTGTTTTTCTGGCCGGACATGACGCTCGCCGAGCGTCGTGAAATCTTTATGCTGGCAAAGCAGAAAGGCGACGAAACCGTGCTAGATCTAGAGGCGATGGCGATCACGCTGATCGTTCGCGCTAGGGATATCGAGGGCAAGCGTCTGTTCAGCAAAGCCGAGCGCATGGAGTTGATGAACGACTACGATCCCGAGGTTATCGCGGAGATCGTGTCGGCCATGAACACCCCAGTTCCAAGCATTGAGGACGCAGAAAAAAACTAATAGAGGACGGGCATCTCCGAGCGATTTATGCTCTCGCGCTACGGCTGCACGTCCTCCCCGAGCAAGTTTTTGAGATGACAGAGAGCGACTTCTACCATCTTCTCGCGGCCTGTAAGTTGGAAGCGGAAGAGCAGGAGAAATCATGGCGCAAGCACAAGTAGTCCTCACAGCGGTTGACCGCACGCAAGTTGCGATTAACTCCGCATTGCGCGGTATGAAGTCAATAGAGCGAGTTGCAAAGGTTACTGCTAGAACAGTTAATCTTGCCTTCGGTTTTTTAACCGGAGGTTTGATAATTAGTTCATTTCAAAAGATAACCGAAGCAGCAAAAAAAACAGAAGAAGGTCAGCGTGCTTTATTAGAACTTAATAGAGCATTAAAAGACCCTGCACTTATATCTGCAGCAGAGGCATTTACGAATGCTCTAGTCGTAGGTTTTGCCAAAGCAATACAACAGGCGGCAAGGTTTATAAAATTTGTTCGATCAGAACTGATTGCGTTCGGCGCGCTTGGCCCTGGTGGAACAGCCGCAGATGCAGCATCAATAATCAGAGGACAAATAGCAAATAAAACAATGCTTGCTGGTCAATTTGCTATGGCAGGGCCGAGTGGCGTTAAAAGCGTTGAGATTATAAATTCAGAAATTGCTGCATTAAGAAATCAGTTAACATTAGTAGACGGACTTGCTTCTGCAGAAGCAAAAGCAGATGCAGAAAGAATTGATGCTTTAATTAGAGAAGAAGCATTATTCAAAACATTGCAGGAAGTTAAGATAACTTCAACTCGAAAAACAACTGGCGCAATGGAATCCTTGTTAGCCAGTTTTGAAGAAAGAAATAGAACATCTATTCAGAAAACGGCTAGTGAATTTTATAAAGCACAAGCAGAAATAGAAGCGTCTACTATAAGTGCGGAAGAAAAATCGAGAAGGCTTTCTGAAATTCTTGATGAAATTCTCCCCGGCGTTGAAGTAACTGGCGAAAGATTTGTACCAAAATTTAAGCAAGCAACCGATCAGATGCAGGAGTTTGCCAAGGCAGCAGCAGAAAACATTCAATCGAGTTTTGCAGACTTTCTTTTTGATCCATTCAAAGATGGGCTAAAGGGTATGCTCGCTGGTTTCTTAAACTTCATTCGACGCGCTATAGCAGAGGCCGCAGCAGCGACCATCTTGCAATCGCTGTTCGGAGGGTTCGTTGGTAAGGGCGGATTCCTTGGGGCATTGGCCGGTGCGCTTATTCCACGCGCAATGGGCGGTTCGGTCTCTGCTGGCACACCGTATCTGGTCGGCGAGCGCGGGCCGGAGATGTTCGTGCCGGGCACCTCTGGCAACATCGTGCCCAATAACAAAATGGGCGGAGTTACCGTCTCTCCGGTTTACAATATCGACGCTCGCGGTGCGAGTGCTGATCTACAAGATGCGCTGCCGGGTATCCTCGCGGAGAATAACCGGCGCATATTCGACGAACTCGACAGACGCTATGGGATAGGCCGATGACAGACTATGTATTGCCTCCCGACCTCGTTGCGTCGGATGTAGAGTGGAGCCTGTTCGACAGCACGGCAGTGTTCGCATCGCCGCTCTCTGGCGCAGTGCGTACCGTGTCGCGTCCCGGCACTCGCTGGGGCGTGCGGATGACCTTTCGCAGCGTGTCGGATCAGAAGCGACGACGACTGATGTCGCTGATCGCTATCCTGCGAGGCCGTGCCAATCGTGTGTGGCTTACCGATCCCGCCTATACCCTCTCCGGTTCTTTCTCCTGCCCAGAGTTACTGACCAACAATGCAGCAGTTACAAATACAAATGCATTCAGTTCCAGCAATGCTGAACTCGTCCTTTCGGCTGATAGCCATCTTGGTTTGCGCCTCACTCGCACTGGCGTTACTGGCGACCGTTATGTTTATCAGTCTGCCGCTACTACTGTTGCGAGTGCTCCTTACGCGATACGGATGCTCTTGGCCGCTGGTAAGGGCAACGCTCGAGCCTCGATGGAGGCTGGTACGTCGCAAGGTGCGACAGATGTTCTAAACGGCGCAACGCGCACGTCGGCCGGAATGTATGTGGACAGTTTCACGGCATCTGGAACCAGCACGCATCTGTCCTTCTATGACTACATTTCGGGACGCGCTGCGGGCGACTTCCAGTTTCTCTCGTGGGTATCCTCGGCTCGCTGTGCGCTGGTCAATGGCGCATCGCAGACAGGCGGCACGCTTATCATCGACGGCCTGCCGACATCGACCAACGGGCTTGCAAAGGCGGGTGACTGGTTCGAAGTCAATGGCGAACTCAAGCGCATGACCGCCGACCTTAACTCCGACTCATCTGGGAATGGCTTTCTGATGTTCGAGCCTACGCTGCGAACGTCTCCGGCTAACAATGCGCCAGTGATCTTCCGCTCGCCAATGGGCCGGTTCATCGTGGCCGACGAGTCAACGTCTATGGGTACGCGGCCCGGTATCATCTCCGATGTCACGCTGTCCTTTGTTGAGGACATCACATGAGTCGTTTCGTCTCTGCCACTAACGAGACAGAGGCCGACAAACTAGCCGTAACCGTTGTAGTGTTGGCCGATCTTGACTTTGCATCTGGCATGGTGCGGGTACACGACGGCTCCGGCACGTTATCGTTCGGCGGTAATTCTTACCTTGGCGCTGGGCAATTCGCTGGCGTTGACATCATCGACGAGAACATCGACATCGTGGCACGCGGCATCAAGTTATCGCTGTCGGGTGTTGACTCAACATTCGTTGTGCCGACGATGACCGAGGTATATCAGAACCGCGACGTGACCATGTATCTCGGCTTCGTAAGCCAAACCACCGGCGCACTCATCGCCACGCCCGAGACCATCTGGGAAGGGCGAATGAACCAGATGGTTTTCAAGATCAACAACGGGAGTGCTGTTGTAGAACTTTCGTGCGAGCATCGTTTGCGCCGGGAGCCTCGCGTTGCTCGATACACCGACGAAGATCAGCAAGTGCTGTATTCCGGTGATCGGTTCTTCGATTTAACGTATTCCATTCAAGGCTTCATCAGCAAATGGGGCGCACGAGACGCAGCCTATGGCGGTTTCGGATTCAGCCAGCCCAGCCCTATTGAGCAGCGCGAGGTGCGAAAAGTCTGATGCGCCGCTATGACTGGGCAAGCAAACTGCACGAACATATTGCGGCCAATGCTGACCGTGAGTTTTCGTGGGGCGAGAATGACTGCTGCCTGTTCGTGGCGCGTGCAGTTGATGTGATCTGCGACACGGAACACGCCACTAGTCTCGCGTCTCGTTATCATGACGAGGCTACCGCACAGGAGTACATCGCACAGTCGGGCGGCATCGCTGCGGCAGTCGATACATTTATCGGCCCTCACAAAACAGAAGGTCGGCCTATGCGTGGCGATGTTGTTTTATTCAGCGGTGCGAACGGCGAGACGCTAGGAATCTGCATCGGCAGGCACATCGCAAGCGTTGGGCAATCCGGCGTTGTGATGGAAGACCGCGCAAAAACTATCTGTTATTGGAGCATCTGAAATGCCTCAAGCGGTTGCTCAAGCGATAACGCAATTCATCGTCACGACCTTTGCCGTTAGCGCGTCAAATGCTTATTACGTCTATGCGGTAGTCACGGCTGCAACGTATCTGGCAACTCCCGCAGCACTGGCAAAAATAACCGAGTCGCTGATCGGCGTTCCCAAAGTCAACAAGCAACCCGCTGACGTTGAATACACCGGAACGGTAGAGCCTCGCCGTATCATCTACGGAGAGGTTTTGGCGTCTGGAATGAACGTCATTCCGCCGATGACTTCCGGCACAACGAACGAGTATCTTCATCAAGTTCTTGCCATTGCGGGCCACGAGTGCAATCAACTCGGCACGGTTTACTTTAACCGCGAGGCCATTGGCACGATCTCGGCAATCAGCGGAACCGATGACGATGGCAAGGTAACGACCGGCACCTACGCTAACAAGGCATGGGTGCGTCGATACACTGGCACCTCAACGCAGACCGTAGACTATAAGTTAGCAGCGGCAAAACCAGATCAGTGGACAGCGGCCCACGCTGGCAAAGGCATCGCCTACGTTGCGCTGACCTTTAAGTACGACGAAGAAACCTATAGAACCGGCAAGCCGGAACTGACGCTTCTGGTACAGGGCCGCAAGGTCTACGACCCACGGCTAGACTCTACGCGCAGCGGTGGCAGCGGATCGCAACGGGTTACAGACCCAACCACATGGACGTACTCGACGAACCCCGCGCTGTGCCTCGCCGACTACCTCATCGACGACTCGCTTGGGCTTGGCGAGGACGATACCCGCATCGACTGGCTGAAGGTAATGGATGCGGCAGACATCTGCGACGAGACAGTAAACCTACCAGCGTCTGCAACGCAGAAGCGATACACCTGTAACGTCGCACTCACCGCGACCGATAGGTTTGAGGACAACATACGGGTGCTGTCGCAAGCAATGGCGGGCGTGTGCTACTACTCGGGCGGCTTGTGGCGCATCTATGCTGGCGCATGGTCGGCCTCTGCCTTCACGCTCACGGACGGTGATCTCGTGAATGGCGGCATCTCGGTTGTCACCGCGTATCCGTATAACCAACGGTACAACTCGGTGCGCGGGCGGTTCATCAATAAAGACCGCAACTGGCAAGCGATGGAGTACCAGCCGGTTATCAATACGTCCTATGTCTCTGCCGATGGCGAGCAGATGTGGCTAGAGACGGACTTTGCAGCCTGCACGAACGAGTACGAAGCGCAGCGGCACGCCATCCTTCTCTCGCGCCGCAGCCGCAACGGGCAAGTCGCCACGGTTAAATGCGGCATGAGTGCCTTTGGCATTCTGCCGTTTGAAACCGGCACAGTGACGTTCTCGGAGATTGGCTGGACGAACAAGACCGTGCGCTGCGAGGGCTGGCAGTTTGATCCTACTGGCGCAATCGAGTTAGTGCTGCGCGAAGAGGCGTCTACGGATTGGAACGATCCGCTGACGACCGACTATCTGACACCGACAAGCGTTACCACGCCGACCCCAGACATCTACGAGCCAAGCCCGCCGACGAACCTTACCGTCACCACGCTCGAGAGCAGCATCTATCTCTCGTGGTCTGCGCCTGCCGTCGTGCCGCTTGGCTCCCAATATGATCTCTACGAGTACACCTCGCAGACCCCCTTCTCGTCGGCCACGAAGGTCTGGACAGGCATCTCGACTAACGTATTCATAGCCAAGACCGACACCACCACGCGCTACTATTGGGTCAAGATCCGCACACCAGATGGCGGCGTGTCCGATCCAGAGCCTCCGGTCAATGGCGTGCCAGCGGGCGCAGCATCGCTCCCGAGTGCGCTGTCGCTGTCGGTATCGCCTAGCAGCCTTACCACCTCGGGCACGAGCGCGAGCCTCACCACGGCATCTGCTACGGCCACTGCGGTCGGCGGTACGTCGCCCTATACCTACGCGTGGACACGGCAAAGCGGATCGACCAGTATCTCGGCGGACAGCGCATCCTCGGCGACCAGCACCTTCACCGGCACGAGTCTCGCCAGCGGCACCACCTACGATGCTGTTTTCCGCTGCACCGTAACCGATAACGTTGCGGCCACGAAAACGGCTGATGTTAGCGTGTCGATCACGCGCACCGTGTTTAGCGCATCGGCCAGCCCTGCGACGTTGGTTAAGATCGTGCAGACCTCAAGCGCGACGACTAACAGCACCACGGTCACGCCGACTGGCGGCACCTCGCCCTATACCTATTCGTGGGCATTGCTCGAGGGCGACACGCTCACGGTCAATAGTCCGACCGCAGCGACTACAACATTCAGCAAGACAGGAATGAACACTGGCGAATCGTTCTATTCGACGTATCGGTGTACCGTCACCGATAGCACATCGGGCACCCCGCTGACCGCAACAGCGGATGTGATTATCACCATCGAGCGGAGTGATTGAGGGCGCACACATGATTGATATGTCCAAATTCAAAGTGCCGACAGGTTCGCTGTTGGTAGACGGTGGCTTGGTCGTGGCGCTGATTATCTGGGGCACGCAGATGACCTCGAAACTTGACGCGATCAGCCAACGCCTAGAGAAGGTCGAGCAGACCACGATCCAGCCGGAAGCCGATAGGCGCATTGCGGTGATCGAGGCGCGTGTGGCTGATACCAATACCAGGCTGCAATCAATCGAGGCCAAGTTAGACCGCGTGCTGGAGCGTCGATAGATGGACATCTTCGAAATGTTCACCCGCGCATGGCCGGTAATCCTTGCGCTCATCACGCTGATCATTGTGCTGTCGAAGTTAGACCTTCGCGTCGCGGTACTCGAGGACAAGATCAAAACGCTGTTCGATCTTGTCAACAAACGCAACGACAAGTAATCACTAGCGAGGGCTTGCAATGAATATGCAGAAGATTGTGGATATGCTTTTTCCTGTACTGCTCGCCGCTGTTGGCTGGCTACTCACGGAGATCGCATCCTTTAACAATCGTTTGCTCTCGGTTGAGAGCAAGATGCCCGCGCTGATCACCGCAGAGGGCGTGCCGACTGACAGCCCTGTATCAGCCGAGCGACGGCACAAGATGAAAGAAGAAATCTATACCGACATTCACGATCTTCAAGTGCGGGTCAAATTGATTGAGGAGCGCAACAAATGATGACCATGATTAGCACTTTCCTGTCGTTCCTTGCGGGTGGACTACCCAAGATTCTGTCCATCTTCCAAGACCGTCAAGACAAGAAGCACGAACTGGCTTTGGTCGCAGCCCAGAAGGAGCGCGAGTTAGCATTGGCCGAGCGCGGCTTTCTCGCACAAGCAAAGGTCGAGGAGATTAAACTAGAGCAGATTCAAACGCAGACGGCTGGCGAAGAGCGACAGGCTCTGTACCAGCACGACATCGAGATCGGCAAGGGCGCAAGCCAGTGGATGATCAACCTACGCGCTTCGGTGCGTCCGGTTGTGACGTACATCTTTGTGCTGGAGTTGGTCGC